CACTGTGGAACAACGCTGGCGTTTTGACCGTCTCCGCCGGTTAATAGGAGTCGTCCATGACGATGCAAACAGACGTACTAGCCGTATCGCTGGCAGCGTCGGGCGACGTCTCCTTGGCGCGTGCACGCGTGCGCGGCATGGTGATTGAGCCCGGTGCGTCAGCAGGCAGCGTCGTCATCAAAGACGGCGGCTCTAGCGGCACAACGAAATTCACCATCAACACTTTGGCTGGTGGCGAGACGTTCAACGTCTTGATCCCCGCCGAAGGCGTGTTGTGCAGCACAAGCGTTTACGCTACGCTGACCAACGCCAAGGTTACGGTGTTCTACGCGTAAGGTCGGGGTATGGAAATGGCACTGTGGAATGTCGCACTGTCGTTTGTCTCAGGACTTGTTCTGTGGTTGATTAAGACGCAGTGGGATGAAGTAAACCGCATGCAGATTCTTCTAAACCGCACCCGCGAGGAAGTGGCCAAGGAGTACGTGACCAAGGTTGAGGTGCACAGCGACATCAACCGCGTATTGGACCGTCTCGACCGGCTGGAGTCAAAGCTGGACACCTTCATGCGGGAGCAGCGAAGTGCCATCGGTTAGCAAAAAGCAACACAATTTCATGGCAGCGGTGGCCCACAACCCGGCCTTTGCCAAGAAAGCAGGAGTGCCCGCCTCGGTGGGCAAAGAGTTCATCAGCGCGGACAAGGGCCGCAAATTTTCACAAGGAGGCCAGACCATGGCTACGAAATCTTCTGGTAACGGCATCACCAAAGCCAAAATGGGCGCAGTGAAAACAGCAGCCCCCAGCCGCGACGGTCTGGCCACCAAAGGCAAGACCAAAGGCACCCAAATTGTCATGAAGGGCGGCAAGCCCCTGGGCATGAAAAAGGGCGGCAAGGCCAAGTGCTGATCTAAGGAGCCATCATGGCACTATCTAAATTTGGCCAGGCGTTCAAAGACGCCCGCGCTGCTGGCGAAAAAGAGTTCACCTTCAACGGCAAACGCTACACAACGCAGCTTGCCTCGGAGGTTGAGCAGTCGTCGGTTGGCGGCAAAGCAAAGCCGGGCGAGTACAAACCCCGTGACAGCTACGCCCGTAAAGGCGAGGCTGAAACGTCGGCCAAGTACGTGCCTCGTGATGACTACGTGCGCAGCGGTCGCAAGTCATTTGACACCGAGACCGAAAATGTACCGCCTGATATGAGCGCCTACAAACCCCGTCGCACCCCTGGTGCTCTGACGGACGTAGACAAGCCTGGAACGCGCACTCGCTACGAAAACGAAGGTGCAACTTCTGAGTCTTTCAAGAAGGGCGGCAAAGTCAGCGGCGCGTCAAAGCGTGCAGACGGCATTGCCCAGCGCGGCAAAACTCGTGGCACCATCGTCATGTGCGGTGGCGGGATGTACAAAAAATGAGAGCCAGTCGTGGCATGGGGGCGATTGCCCCCAGCAAAATGCCTACCGGCGTGAAGAAAGCTCGCCGGGATGACACTGACTTCACCGAGTACGCTGCTGGCGGAAAAGTGAAGTCTCCTGCGTGGACGCGCAAGGAAGGCAAAAATCCTGAAGGCGGTCTGAACGCCAAGGGACGCGCCTCCTACAACAAGGCCAATCCTGGCAAACCCGGCTTGAAGGCTCCGCAGCCCGAAGGTGGCCCACGGCGTGACTCTTTCTGTGCCCGAATGAAGGGCATGAAGAAGAAGCTGACGAGCGAGAAGACGGCCAACGACCCCGATTCGCGGATCAACAAGAGCCTGCGGGCTTGGAACTGCTAAATGGCAACAACATCTGGATCAGCGGCGTTCAACCTCGATCTCAACGAGATCGTGGAAGAGGCGTTTGAGCGCGCTGGCTCTGAGCTGCGCACGGGCTATGACCTGCGCACGGCTCGTCGCTCGATGAACCTGCTGTTCGCGGATTGGGCCAACCGGGGCGTCAACATGTGGACGTTCGAGCAGAAGACGATCACGCTGGTCACGGGCCAGCCTACGTACGCCCTGCCGGACGACACGGTGGACCTGCTCGACCATGTGATCCGCACCCAGGCCAACCAGATCAACAACCAGGCGGACCTGACCATTACCCGGATCAGTGTTTCTACCTATGCGACGATCCCCAACAAGCTGATCCAGGCCCGTCCGATCCAGGTGTACATCCAGCGCTTGACCGCGCAGGACCAGCCCACCGGTGTGACGGTCGTTGTGCCTGCTCCGCAGACTACGCTGAGCGCGACGGCCACGACGATCCAGGTCTCCTCGTTGGCCGGATTGCCAACATCGGGGTTCCTCAAGATCGGCTCCGAGCTGATCTTCTACAACGAGACCAGCAACCCCCAGGACGGCGCTCCGTTCTACCTGTACAACTGCTGCCGGGGCCAGGATGGCACCACGGCGGCCCAGCATGCTGTTGGCACGGCCATCACGCTGGCGCAGAAGCAGTCGATCACCGTGTGGCCCACCCCGGACCCTGGCCAGACCTACCAGTTCGTGTACTGGCGCATGCGCCGCACCCAGAATATCGGCAACGGGGCCAATGTGGCCGACGTGCCTTTCCGTTTCCTGCCCTGCCTGGTGGCCGGGCTGGCCTACTACATCGCCATGAAGGTGCCAGAAGGCCTCAGCCGCCTGCAAATCCTCAAGGACCAGTATGACGAGGCCTGGAACCTGGCTTCGGGCGAGGACCACGAGAAGGCAGCCGTGCGCTTTGTGCCCCGCCAGATGTTCATCGGGAGTGGCACGTAAATGGGCAATCGGTTCTCGTCCGGCAAAAATGCGATCGCGCAGTGTGACCGCTGCAATTTTCGCTTCAAGCTGCACGAGCTGCGCAAAGAGATCATCAAGACCAAGAACTACTCGATCTTGGTCTGCAAGTCGTGCTGGGACCCTGACCATCCGCAGTTGCAGTTGGGCATGTACCCGGTGGATGACCCGCAAGGGGTGCGCGATCCGCGTCCCGACAACACGTACTTCCAAGGCGGTACGACGGGCCTCCAGATTGCCCTCACAGGCGGTACTGGACCCGATGCGGTGGGTTACACCTCTGGCGGCAGCCGGGTGTTTCAGTGGGGTTGGAACCCTGTGGGCGGCAGTCGGCTCTTTGACGATGGCCTGACGCCAAACAACTTGGTTTTGACCCTCAATTTGGGTACAGTATCGGTTACAACGACGTAAGGAGTCGAACATGGAAAAGCACGACAAGGCCGACGTGAAGGCCGACAAGAAAATGATCGCTTCTGCTGTGCACAAGCACGAGAAGAAGATGCACCCGGGCACGCCCATGACCAAACTGCGCGCTGGCGGCAAGACCAACAGCGACATGCTCAAGTACGGTCGCAACATGGCTAAGGTCATCAACCAACGTAACGTTGGTCGCGGGGGTTAATCATGGCAACCCGCAAGATCAACAACAAGCCCGCTTCGGCGTACGCCAAGCCGCACACCATGAGCGGCAAGGAAGTGAAAATCTCCGCCAACCCTGGCGGCGTGCCTGCCAAGAAGTACATGAAGGACACCAACGTGTCCGTGGCAAACACGAACAGCCAGGACTTTCCGGGCACCAAGACCGACGGCATCAAAATCCGCGGTACTGGCGCTGCAACTAAGGGCGTGATGGCCCGAGGCCCGATGGCATGAACTACACCGAGTTGAGTGCGCAAATCTCCGCGTACACGGAGAACACTGAAGCGAATTTCATCGCTGAGATTCCGACGTTCGTCCGTCAGGCCGAGCAGCGCATCTACAACTCGATCCAGTTCCCGTCGCTTCGCAAGAACATGACGGGCGTTGTGCAGTCTGGGAACAAGTATTTGTCCGCTCCGACCGACTTCTTGTCGGTGTACTCGCTGGCTGTGATCGAGAACTACGGCACGGCCACCGAGACGTACGAGTACCTGCTCAACAAGGATGTGAACTTCATCCGTCAGGCGTACCCTGTGCCCGCCGATACCGGCCTGCCACGGTACTACGCGCTGTTTGGCCCTACGGTCAACGGCAGCACCATCACCAACGAGCTGAGCTTCATCCTTGGCCCCACGCCGGATGCCAGCTACCACGTTGAGCTGCACTATTACTACTACCCTGAGTCGATTGTGACTGCGCAGACCACATGGCTGGGCGACAACTTTGACTCTGTGTTGCTGTACGGTTCGCTTGTCGAGGCCTACACCTACATGAAGGGTGAGCAGGACATGATGGCGCTGTACAACACCAAGTACATGGAAGCGCTTGCGCTGGCCAAACGTCTGGGTGATGGTCTGGAGCGCAGCGATGCGTACCGTAGCGGCCAGGCGCGTGTTGCGCCTTTGCCGCAGAACTTTGGGGTTAAGTGATGAGCGGTTTCACCGGGAACTACTCCTGCAACACCCTGCGCTCGGGCCTGGCCAACGGCACGATCAACTTCGCCACGGACACGTTCTACCTGGCGCTGTACACCAACGCCGCCACCCTCAATGCCGCGACCACAGCCTACACTACCACCGGTGAGGCGTCGGGCGGCAACTACGTGGCTGGCGGCCAAATCGTGACGGCAACGGTGTCCTCGGGCACCAACGCTGCCCAGCAGAACGTCACGTACGTAAACTTTTCCTCCCCCACATGGACGGGCAGTATCACTGCCCGGGGGGCTTTAATCTACACACCGGGCGACAACGGCGCGGTGTGCGTGCTGGACTTTGGTAGCGACAAGACCTCGGTCGTGTCGTTCACGGTTCAGATGCCCGACAACACTGTCTCTTCGGCCCTCATTCGACTGGTTTGACCATGGCACTGATTACCACCACAAAAGGCGAGATGGACGAGTCCCTGCTTGAGAAAAAAGAGGGTTCCGTCGAAAATGACAACGAGTACACGACCTGGGTCGAGTACTGGCATGAAGGCGAGCTTGTGCACCGGTCGGTGCATGTGACGCTGAAGAAAACCGTAACCCTCGCTGCTGAGGCAGCATCCATCGCGTAATGCAACCAATAGCCGCCACCAAAAAATGCCCTTGCTGTAAGCAAACCAAAGGGCTTTTTGACTTTGCCATTCGGCTGAGTGGTGAGCGTGTTGGCCAGCCAGTTGCGCACTGCAAAACGTGCGCCAGTGAAAAACAGAAAGAACGGAAGGCACGAGACCCCTCCATTTATCGTCGGGTTGAGTGGCCGTCAAAACTCAAAAATATTTACGGCATCACGGTAGACGACTACTACAAGATGCTGGAAAATCAGGGCGGTGGTTGCGCCATTTGCGGCACAAGAGTGCCAAGCCAGCGGGCACGCAAATACGCAAAAACAGAAATGTTTTTTGTTGACCACTGCCATTCGACCGGCAAGGTCCGGGGCCTACTTTGCAGTCGCTGTAATCGCGGCCTTGGATTTTTTGATGACAACCCAAGTCGGCTTGAAATGGCCGCAGCTTACTTAAAGGAGCAATAAAGTGAGCAACACCCAAGCAATGTGCACCAGCTTCATGCAGGAACTGATGACCGGCACGCACAACTTCACGCCTTCGACTGGCGACAACTTCAAAGCTGCGCTGTACCTGGCTTCTGCTACTGTGAACGCCTCGACCACGGCGTATAGCAGCACTGGTGAAGTGACTGGCACGAACTACACCGCTGGCGGTGTGGCAGTGACCAACGGCACTGCTCCGGCCTCGACCAACGCATCGGCTACCGCAGGCACGGCTTACTGGACCCCCAGCGCCAGCATCACGTACACCAACGTGACCCTGACGACCGCCTTTGATGCTGTGTTGATTTACAACTCGTCCAAGTCTGACAAGGCCGTGAGCGTGCACACCTTCGGTTCGCAGACCGTGACCGCTGGCACGTTCACCCTGACGATGCCGACCAACAACACCACAAACGCTCTGCTGCGTCTGGCCACGACCTGATCCAGCTTCTAAGGAGGCTGGACCATGACAACCGCATGGGGTTCCGGCGCATGGGGTGAGTATTCCTGGGGTGGCCAACAGTCGGCCATCTCGGGCGTTGACGCATCTGGCGCTGCGGGGACTGCTGGTGTAAATGTCACCGTTGCCCTTACCGGCGTCGGTGGCGCGGGTGCGGTCGGGTCTGTTACAGGCGAGGTCTTCTACTTTGCAGCCATCACTGGCGTCCAAGCGGATGGTGCGGCGGGGTCAGTTGCAGTTGCAGAGCGGCAGTTTGCGCTTACGGGCGTTGATGCTGTTGGCTATGCTGGGGCTTTGGAGATACCGGGTCGAGAAGCCCAACTGGTTGGCGTCGGTGCAACCGGCGAGGTTGGGGTGGTTACGCAGTCCTCTTCTGAGCAAGAAGATGGCGTTGTTGCTAACGGCGCGGTGGGTACGGTTGGAATTTCCCGCACTGTGGCCTTGTCCGGCGTCGGCGCTTTTGGCGCGGTTGGTGATGTTGGGTTTGCCTACGCCGCTGCCCTGACCGGCGTTCAGGCTGCCGGTGCTGTTGGGGATGTCGCCCCGGCTGCGGCCCCTGCACTGACTGGAGTCCAGGCTGACGGCGCTGTTGGTTTGGTTACGTTCCAGTGGGTGGCTGGCGGCGTTCAGGCTGATGGCGCGGTTGGGTCGGTAGGCAAGAGCATCACTGTGGCGCTCACGGGCGTCATGGGCCACGGCCTGATTGGCGACGAAGTTCCGGTGGTCAACCAGTCCATCTCCGGAGTGGCGGCAACGGGTGCCGTGGGATCAGTTGGCATGGGCGCGCGCACGGTCGCCCTCAGTGGTGTTTTGGGCCGAGGTTCAGTCGGCAATACCGGCGTGCTGTACTGGAGCCTGATTGATGACAATCAGAACGCCAACTGGCAGAATATCAACAATTCCCAGACTGCGGGCTGGGAGATTATCAGAACGGAATAGGGGTCGTAAATGACAACTGCATACTCAACCAACCTTGGCCTGGCGCTGCCGGTTCAGGGCGAACTCTCGGGTACGTGGGGCGACACGGTAAACAACGGCATCACGCAGTATTCGGACATCTCGATTGCTGGCACGTTGACGCTCAACGGTGACGGTGCAGTTACGCTGTCCCTCACAAACGGTAACGCCTCGGGCACCAACATCGGTAGTACCACGGCGCAGTATGCGATCCTGAAGATCACGGGCACCACAACCGCCAAGGTCATCACGGCCCCGTCGTCCAGCAAGACATACACGGTCATCAACGCATCGAGCTACGATGTGACGGTCAAGGCCAGCGGCCAGACTGGTGTGACGATCCCTGCGGGGGACAAGGCGTTCATCGCGTTCAACGGCACCGACTACGTGCGCGTGGGTGCATCGGCTGGTGGTTCCAACACCCAAGTCCAGTACAACAGTGGAGGCAACCTTGCAGGTTCCTCGAACTTCACGTTCGACGGCACCACGGCCACGATCAACGCGCTGAACCTGACGACCGCTCTGGGCGTGGCCTACGGCGGCACAGGCGCAACCAGCTTGACGGCCAACAACGTGATCCTCGGTAATGGTACTTCTGCGGTGCAAACCGTGGCCCCCAGCACGTCGGGTAACGTGCTCACTTCCAACGGAACGACTTGGGTCAGCCAAGCGCCCGCAGCATCTGGTGTGTCTCAAGCCAAAGCCACCGGCATCAACTTCATCTTTTCGATCTAAGGAGCGAACATGGCAGCCCCTAACCTTTTGGCGTTGACGACCGGCACCGGCAAGACAACGTACCTGACCCCCGCAAATACCACCGCCAATGTCCTGCTGGCAAACTCCGCCTCCAGCGGCAAGGTGCTCAAGATCAACCAGATCGTCGCAGCCAACACCACCGGCACGGCAGCCAACGCGACCATTGCGGTGAACTCTGCTGCCGCAGGCTCTGGCACTTCGTACTCCATCGCTGGTGCGATCTCCGTGCCTGCCAACGCTTCGCTGATCGTGGTGGACAAGACCACTGCGGTGTACCTGGAAGAAGACAAGTCGATCCTCTGCACCAGCGGTACATCGAGCGCCATCACTTACACCATCAGCTACGAAGAACTGACCTGATAGGACACTGACATGAGCCTGCGATACAAAGGCGCGGTTATTTCTGCAACGCCACCGACAACAAGTTCGTCTGGCGCTGCGGGGTCTTGGACGCTCCAGCAACAGATGCAGGCTCAGGCTGGCGGTAACTGGCCTTTTGGCGGCCCGTTCAACTACATTGAGGACGTGTTTTCCACTTGGCTCTACACCGGCAACGGCTCTACCCAGACGATCACCAACGGGATTGATGTAACCGGCAAAGGTGCTCTGGTCTGGATCAAAAATCGAAGCGATGTCAAAAACAACATACTGGTTGACACTGCGCGAGGAGCAAACAATTGGATTGCGTCAAACCTGACAAATGCTCAAGCCTCTGATGCAACAAAGGTCAGTTCATTTTCATCAACTGGCTTTACGGTGGGGTCAGACAGCACCGTAAACCTGTCAACGCAGCTTTACGCCTCCTGGACCTTCCGCAAGCAGCCGAAGTTCTTTGATGTGGTGACGTATACGGGGAATGGCGTTTCTGGTCGTCAAATCGCACACAACCTTGGATCAACACCCGGCTGCATCATCATCAAATGCACAAGCACGGCAACCGTCTGGCCTGTTTATCACCGTAGTCTTGGTGGAACAAACTATTTGCGGCTAAACACCACGGATGCTTCTGTTGCCAACTCTACGTTTTGGAACAACACAGACCCTACCAGTACCGTTTTTACTGTCGGAAATGCTCAGGGCACAAACCAAAACACAGCAACCTACGTCGCCTACCTGTTCGCCCACAACGCAGGCGGCTTTGGCCTGACTGGCACGGACAATGTGATTTCGTGTGGGTCGTTTACAAGCTCTGCGTCGCCTGTAACGGTGACACTTGGCTATGAGCCTCAGTGGCTTCTCATCAAACGTGCAAGCGGCGCTACTGGCGATTGGTACATCATCGACAACATGCGCTCGATGTCCTACACCAATACATTTGCGCTTAACCCAAACTCCAGCGCGGCAGAAACAAACTTTGGTGCGGCGTATTTTGTGCCAACACCTACAGGCTTCACGGTAAACAGCGGCTGGACTTCGACCGCAGATACTTGGATATACATCGCCATCCGTCGCGGCCCGATGAAGACGCCGACGAGTGGGACGAGTGTGTTTAGCCCGAATGCTGTGGCAGATGACTCATCTGCTATTACAACCAATTTTCCTGTTGATGGATATTGGGAGGCGGTGCGTACTGGAAATTCAAATAACTTTGTCCAGCAAAGTCGTTTGACAGGTGGCGGTCAATTTTTGATAACGTCGTCTACCGCCGCACAAGACAACACAGGCTTTACCACCGTTTTTCAAAACAACACGGGCTACACGCCGGGGACATTTGGTTCTTCGTCGCTTATTTCGTATGCCTATCGCCGCGCCCCCGGCTTCTTTGACGAGGTGTGCTACACGGGGACGGGAAGTGCCCGCACGGTGAATCACAACTTGGGGGTGGTGCCGGAGCTGATGATTGTGAAGCGGCGCGACAGCACTGGTTTTTGGGCTGTCTATAGTGCTGCTACCGGAGCCGCAAACGTACTTGAACTCCAAAGCTCAGCGGCATCGACAAGCGGTACGGCGTGGAATTCCACTTCTCCAACAGCGTCTGTATTTACAGTTGGAAATACGATCGCCACGGGGGTTTCTGGAGGAACCTACGTTGCCTACCTGTTTGCCTCCTGCCCCGGCGTGAGCAAGGTGGGGAGTTACACGGGTACAGGTGCGACCCAAACAATCAACTGCGGTTTCGCTGCAAGGTTCGTCCTCATCAAGCGGACTGATAGCACTGGCAGTTGGTTCGTGTGGGATACGGCCCGTGGCATCGTGGCTGGCAACGATCCGTACCTGCTGCTCAACAGCACAGCGGCTGAAGTGACCAACACAGACTACGTAGACACCTACGCTGCGGGTTTTGAGATCAGCAGCACAGCCCCGGCAGCGATCAATGCCAACGGCGGAACCTTCATCTTCCTCGCCATCGCATAAGGACAAGACATGACCAAACGCTATCCCGGTGGCTACATCACAAAGACCCCGCCGACGGTATCGACAACATCGGCTCCTGGCATCTGGACGATGGAGCAGCAGGCCGCTTACCAGAAGGCAGGCACATGGCCCTTTGGCGGTCCGTTCAACTACATCGAGGATGTGTTCAGCACTTGGTTGTACACCGGCAACGGCTCTACCCAGACAATCACCAACGGAATTGATCTGGCGGGTCAAGGTGGGCTTACGTGGATCAAAAAGCGCAACGCTGCCGAAGACCATATTCTCACGGATACAGTTCGTGGTGCGGGAAATACGCTGTTTAGCAACTTAACCAGCGCAAACGAATACGACATTACCCGTCTTTCTGCATTCACTTCGTCTGGTTTTTCTGTTGGTACGTCATTTCGAGTAAACCAGAGCAGCAATACCTATGCCTCCTGGACCTTCCGCAAGCAGCCGAAGTTCTTTGATGTGGTGACGTATACGGGGAATGGAACGAGCCAAAATATCGCGCACAACTTAGGCTCTGTGCCCGGTTGCATCATTGTAAAAAGCACAAGCACAGTTAACGATTGGCGCGTTTATCACAGGAGCCTTGCAACTGTTGATAGCGCTCTGCGTCTTAATTCCACTGCCGCAGCAGGCTCTAGCAGCACCTTTTGGAATTCCACAGCACCAACGTCAACTCAGTTTACTGTTGGCTCTGACGGTTCTGTTAATGCTAACGGAGCAACCTACGTCGCCTACCTGTTCGCCCACAACGCAGGCGGCTTTGGCCTGACTGGCACAGACAATGTGATTTCGTGTGGTGGTTTTACTGTCAGTGGCGGCGCAACCACCACCGTAAATTTGGGGTATGAACCTCAGTGGGTGCTTATCAAGCGTGTTGACACGACAGGAAACTGGGAACTGTTTGACTCAATGCGTGGATTTTCTGTCGATTTCAACAACAGCGCAAAACTGTTTCCAAACCTGAGCGACGCAGAATCTTCTCCCGGCGGATCAGCGCGAGTTGCAGTTACTTCTACTGGGTTCCAATACAACCCGGCTGCTTCAGCGGACCAGATGATTTACATCGCCATCCGTCGCGGCCCGATGAAGACGCCGACGAGTGGGACGAGTGTGTTTGAGCCTGTTGCTCAAGCTGCCGGTGGTTTTGTGACCACAAACTTTGCGGTTGATAGCGTTATTTCCACAGGAAGAACCAATCCGTCGGCGGTTGGTGGCATTGCATGGCTTGATCGGCTGCGCGGCTCAAGCATCTATTCGGTAACGTCATCTACTGCCGCAGAAACCAATGCGGGCAGCGTGTTGTACGGGTGGAATTACAGCAATGTTGGCTATCAAGATTATGCTTATGCGGGCACTGGCGCGTCTGGCATCTATTGGAGTCTTCGCCGCGCCCCCGGCTTCTTTGACGAGGTGTGCTACACGGGGAATGGGGCAACTCAAAACGTCAGCCACAACCTAGGCGTAGCTCCAGAACTAATGTTCATCAAGAGCCGCAGCGCGGCTGGTTATTGGCCGGTGTATGCAGCGCCCCTTGGAAACGGTGCCATTCTCCAGCTTGAAGACATCGGCGCTGTCCAAACTGGCGCTCCACAATGGAATAGCACCACGCCAACAGCCTCTGTGTTTTCACTTGGGACAAGCAGCGGGGCGAATGCCTCTGGCACAACATTTGTCGCCTACCTCTTTGCCTCCTGCCCCGGCGTGAGCAAGGTGGGGAGTTACACGGGTACAGGTGCGACCCAAACAATCAACTGCGGTTTCGCTGCTCGATTCGTCCTCATCAAGCGGACTGNNTGTGGGATACGGCCCGTGGCATGGTTGCAGGCACTGACCCGCGCCTTGCGCTAAACAGCACCGCCGCTGAAACCAACGCCAACTGGGTCTACACAGACGCCAGCGGCTTCCAAATCGTCACCACCGACGCAACCGTGAACGCCTCTGGGGGTTCGTACGTCTATCTTGCAATTGCTTAAAAGGAGCAAAACATGGAAATCCGTATCCGCAACACTGGCGAGGTGATGACTGAAATCACCTTCCGCACGACCTTCCGTGATCGTGTGATCCCTGAGCAACTGACCGAAGCGTGGCTGAACGACTTCAACGGCGGCTGTGATGTGGTGCTGGAAGGCCCGCAGGCCACGCCCACCAACGTCTACGAGTTCAGCTACCGTGCTGGCGTCGAGCAGCAGTCTGACGGCAAGTGGTACACCAAGTATGCACTGGGTCCGGTCTTCACTGACCGCCCGGCTACAGAAACTGAGCCCGCCCAGACCGCTGCCGAGCAGATGGCTGCATACAAGGCCCAGAAGGACGCCGAGCAGGCCAAGAACGTGCGCAACTCGCGCAACCAGAAGCTGGCCGAGACCGACTGGGTGGTCATCAAGGCGATGGAGACCGGCACTGCCGTCCCCGCCGATGTGGCTGCCGAGCGTCAAGCCCTGCGCGACATCACAACGCAGGCTGGCTTCCCCTGGAACGTCACTTGGCCGGGCGCTGACGCTCAGGTCTGATGATGAAAGACTGGTTGCTGGCATTTCTCGCAGCGGCCAGTCTCCTCTGGCTGGCCTTGTGGACGGCCTATGTTTTGATCTCGTACTGGAGATGACATGGAAGAACCCCGCACCGCTGAGACAGCCAAGGAAGTCGCCGGTAAGTCGATTGGCCGCTTTGGCTTGTTCTACATCACCCTGATCGTGCTGATTGGGGTGGGCTCGTCTTACTTTCTGCCGGAAGCAGCCATCACTGCTGTGATGACCATGATTGGTGGTGCACTGGTTGCCATCATCAACATGATGAACGGTATCGCCGGTACGGCCGAAAAGCAGGAGAAGCCCGAGTTTGGCGTCATGCACGAGTTGATTCGCCGACTGGATAAACCCGAGCAGCCCATGCGCGTGGACGTGGAAGGCGACAAAGTGACGATCCGCAAAGGTGATGACACCATCACCACCAAGGGGTAACGCATGGCGCAGTTTGACCCTGCCTTTGAAGAGATGATCCGCGACGAGGGCGGCTATGTTTTGCACGAGGTGCCCGGTGACACCGGAGGCATGACCTACGCTGGCATCGCCCGCAACAAGAACCCGCAGTGGCAGGGTTGGGCGCTGGTGGACCGTAAAGAGTTTGGTGGTGCGCTCACGACGATGGTGCGTGAGTTTTACCGCACCGAGTACTGGAACCGCATGCGCGGCGATGAGATCACCAACCAGGACATTGCCAACTCGATCTTCAACTTCGGGGTGAACTCGGGCATGGGCATGGCCGTCAAGCTGGCGCAGCTTGTGGTCGGAGCCACCCCGGACGGCGGGATCGGCCCCAAAACCGTGGAGAAGCTCAATCAGGTGGCCGATGGCCAGCGCTTCAAGGAGGCGTATGCCTTGGCCAAGATCGCCCGATACGCCGAAATCTGCAACAAAAACCGCGAGCAGTCCAAGTTCCTGCTGGGCTGGATCAATCGCACTTTGAGGGGGCTGGCATGAGTTTGCTGGGCGTTGGAGCCATCATCGAGTCCGTGGGCAAGGTCGCAGGCGACCTCATCACCACCGAAAAAGAGCGCCGCCAGCTTGACCTGGAGGAGAAGCGGATCGACCAGGCCACAGACCTGGCCCAGATCGAGGTCAACAAGGTCGAGGCTGCCTCGTCGAGCGTGTTTGTGGCGGGCTGGCGTCCGGCAATTGGGTGGATTGGTGCGGCTGCTTTGGCCTACCAGTTTCTGTTGTACCCCATGTTCCTGTGGGTGTGGACATATCTGCAAGGTACAGGCTGGATTCCCAAGGAGTTGCAGCCTCCTCCGGTATTGAAGGCCGATGAACTTTGGGTGATACTATCGGGAATCTTGGGCATCGCTGGGATGCGGTCTTTCGAGAAGACAAAGGGCGTTGCCGCCAAATAAAGGGGTTAACGTGCCGCTCCAAAAGATACTGTTCAAACCAGGGGTCAACAAAGAGAACACCCGATACACCACCGAGGGCGGTTGGTACGAGTGCGACAAGGTGCGCTTTCGTCAGGGTAATCCCGAAGTCATCGGCGGCTGGCAACAGATTTCTGGCTACACCTACCAGGGCGTGTGCCGCTCCCTGTGGAATTGGGTGACGCTGGGGTTCCTGAACCTTGTGGGCGTGGGCACAAACCTCAAGTTCTACATCGAAAAAGGGGGAGCGTACAACGACATTACCCCGATTCGCGCCACGACTACCCTGGGGACCGACCCCTTCACAGCCAACGGCACGACCACTGTCACGGTGGCTGCCAACTCCCACGGCTGCGTAACAGGCGACTTTGTGACATTCAGCGGGGCCACGGGCACGTACGCTTCAACTTTTAACGCCGAGTTTCAGGTCACGGTGACGGGGGTCAATTCGTACACAATCACCACGCCTTCGGCCCTGGCGGCGGGCTCCTATGGCGGCTCGGCTGTTGTGGCGGCCTACCAACTGAACGTCGGCCCAGCGCTTTCGGTGCCCCTGGTGGGTTGGGGCGGTGGTCCTTGGGGCAGTGGTACTTGGGGCAACGGCACGCTGACGTACAGCGAGATGCGTCTGTGGAATCAGATGAACTACGGCGAGGACCTGGTGTTTGGCCCTCGTGGGGGCGGGCTGTACTACTGGGACGCTACTGGCGGCGTTACAACTCGCGGCGTGCTCCTGAACAGCCTGGGCGGCACGGCCACCATCACGATTGCCTCTCCAGCAGTGGTGACATCCACGGTGCTCTACACCGAGGGCGCAGCGATCAAGTTCAGTACCACCGGTGCTCTACCCACCGGCATCACTGCGGGCACAACGTACTATGTGTTCAACGTGGACGGCTTGACGTTCCAGCTTCTCGACGCTGCTGGCGCGGTTGTCAACACATCAGGCACGCAGTCTGGCGTGCACACCATCACACCGGTGGACATTCCGCTGGTACAGAACAACCTGACGATTTCGGACTCGTCGCGCTTCATCATCGTGTTCGGCACGAACGACTACGGCTCCAGCACGCTGGACCCGATGCTGATCCGCTGGTCGAACCAGGACGACCCATACAACTGGACCCCTGACGCCACAAACCAGGCAGGCAGCACGCGCTTGTCGCACGGCTCCGAGATCGTTACGACGGTGCAGACTCGTCAGGAAATTTTTGTGCTGACTGACTCGTCAGCCTACTCGCTGCAATACCTTGGCCCACCGTACGTCTGGCAGTCGCAACTGCTGGGCGACAACATCTCCATCATCAGCCCCAACGCGGCTGTGATCGCCTCCGGCGTGGTGTACTGGATGGGCGTGGACAAGTTCTACGCCTACGACGGTCGTGTGCAAACTCTCAACTGCGACCTGCGCCGCCATGTGTTCAGTGATCTGAACCGGGAGCAGCAGTACCAGGTGTTCTGCGGTACGAACGAGGGCTTCAACGAGGTCTGGTGGTTCTACTGTTCGGCCAACTCGACGACCATCGACAAGTACGTGGTCTATAACTATTTCGAGAAGGTTTGGTACTACGGCACTCTGGCGCGCACTGCCTGGCTTGACTCGGGCCTGCGCGACTATCCGCTGGCTGCCACGTACAGCTACAACCTGGTCAACCACGAGCAGGGCATCAACGACAACGAGACCGGCACCGAGACTGCGATTAACGCCTACATCTCCTCGTCGGAGTTCGACATCGGGGACGGCCACAACTTTGGCTTTGTCTGGCGTATCCTGCCCGATTTGACGTTTGAGAACTCCGCCGCTTCCCCCACGGGGACATCGCCTACTGTGACGATGCAGATTTACGGTCTTGCCAACTCGGGCTCTGGCAGTATCAGTAACGCCTCGCAGCCGGTAGTAAAAGGCAACACGTACGTCATCACCGAAGAGTTTACCGGGCAGATTTACACACGCCTGCGCGGGCGGCAGATGATCTTCAAGATTAGTTCCAACCAGATCAACACCGCTTGGCAGTTGGGCGCACCTCGAATTGACATCCGCCCGGATGGACGCCGCTGATGGCAGACATTATCCAGAACCCCGCACCTCCCAACTTGCCGTTGGGCACGGAGCAGTACGAGCGCCGGTATCAGGACCAGTACTCCAACATTCTGCGCCTGTACTTCAACCGCCTGCAAAACGCCCTGTCTACGCTCTTCAACCGCCTGGGCGGGCGCTTCCTCAACTTCCCCTACGGCGCGTTTCAAAACAACACGACCATCACGCTGGGCGCAATCAACACCCCTACGCTGGTTCCATTCAGTACAACGGACTACGCCAACGGCATGTTCATGATGCCAGGCGATGGCATCCACGTTCAGCAAACCGGCCTGTACAACTACCAATTTAGTGTTCAGTTTCGGAACACCGACACCCAGATTCACGACGCCTTTATCTGGTTGCGCAAGAACGGAACGGACGTTGCAGGCACCATGAGCGCCTTTTCGGTGACCAGCCGCCACGGCGGTATCGACGGATACAACATTGCCGCAGCCAACTTTTACATTGACCTGGCCGATGGGGATTATGTGGAGATGTGGTGGGCGGCAAACTCCGTTCAGATCGAAATGTACTCTTTGCCCGCCATCACGTCCCCCTACGCCAGACCCCTCAGTCCGGCAGTTGTGGCAACACTTTCGTTTGTCTCCAGCCTACCCGCGTGATAACATCAACCAACCCCCATTTTGAGAGGCAAAAATGAGCCTTGCCGCACTAGCAGATCACATGGCGTCCAAGGGCCGGGGCGGCGACACAATGCTCGTCCATATGGCCCCGCAAGAGGTCCAGGCACTCCAAGCCTTGGCCCAGCGCCATGGTAAAACACTGACCATCAACCCCGAAACCGGACAGCCCGAGGCGTTGAGCCTCAAGAGCTTGTTGCCCGCGATTGCGGGTTTTGCCCTTGGCCCCGCAGGTTTTGGTTTGATGAGCGCTGGCATGGCCGGTGCTACCGTGGGCGGCATTACGGCTTTGGCCACTGGCGACATCTCACGCGGCCTCATGGCCGGTCTTGGCGCGTATGGCGGTGCAGGTCTTGGCGAAGCGCTGATGGGGGCTGGTGCCGGTGCTGCGCAGCAAGCTGCTATGGCGGGCATGAGTCCAGAACAGATTGCCGCTGCCATGAACGAAACGGGTTTGACGCAGCAGGGCGTGCTCAACCAGGCGGCTGCCGATGCCGCCACTACCTTTGCCAAAAGCGGCGCAACATCTCAAATGGGTGCTGGCCTGGAGGCCATCACAAAGTCGCCCGAAGCCTTCGGCACTTTTGCCAAAGACAACTGGAAGACCTTGGCAGCGGCCACCGTGCCGCCTATGCTGGCCAGCGAGGGGGTCAAAACAACCACGCCCCGTCCGATGGACACAGGCTACATCCGCCAGAAGAAGTTCAACCCCTACACCCAGCAGTACGTTGACCTGGAGCCGGTCAAGGCTTCGGAGTGGGGCAGCCGCCGCTTCTCGGACTATGCCGACGGCGGCATCGTTGCGCTTGCAGATGGCGGTGTGTCCGACACGGCTGTGCAGAACTGGTTTGCTTCCAACGCCGGTGCTACCGACGCGCAAATTGCGCAGGCAATGGACCAGTTCAAAGTCAGCCCCGAGCAAGTGGCTCGTGTGACAGGTGTGGGGCTGCCGCAGGTGCAGCAGCGCTACGAGGCCGCAATTGCGCCGCAAGTTGTCTCGCGCTACACCGAAGGGGTTGCAGGTCCTGGCGGCACAACGGCCACTCCCGGCACCGGCTATCTCGGCATCTACGACGACCTGACCCAGCGCGGCATCACAGCACAAGAGCTGTTCAATGCGCCTGGTTACAAAGGCTGGTCTCAGCCTGACATCTCCCGCGCATACGACGTGGCTGCGGCCATCAATCAGTTTGACCCTCGCACAGACGCGGTTTCCCCGTCTGACAAAGAGTGGGTGGCGTTCATGGACGCCAACAAGTTCAGCACCAAGGACATTGCACAGGCCACCGGTCTTTCGCAGGCCGAAGTGCAACGCCGCTACGATGCGGCGAAGATGCTGCCGGTCAAGACGGCAACGACTATTCCTGGCGGCGGTATCGGCACGCTTGACACCTACACAGGCGGCTTGTCCACAACCCCTCAGACGTACGCACCTCCTGGCACAACAAACCCGTACGGTAACGCAATCAACCCTGGCGACATCACGCGCAATCCGGACGGCACGGTCACTGTGCAGCCCAACATCCCAGGCCGCCCGTATGGCGGCTTCACGGGTATTGGTCAGCTCAAAGACGCCTACACCGCAGGCGGTGGCAGCTTGGGCCAAAGCAATCTGTTCGTGCCGCAGACTGTGCAGGACATGTACAACCGATACACCACATCGGGCGGTTCGCAGCAGGCTTACGACTACCTGATGAACAAAGGCGCAGCCAGCATCAAGAAGCCTGTGGCCCCTGGCGGCCAACTGATGCGCCCCTATTCCGAGGCTGTGCTGGGCCAGGATGTTGCGGCTGCCACCGGTTCAACCACTCAGCGCTACATCTTCGACCCGCGCACTCGCCGCTATGTCTTGAACCCGGCGTACGTTGACCCCAACGCGCCGAAGAAGGAAGAAACAAAGACCGAGACAGTACAAACCGAACAGCCCGTTAAGACAGGTCGATTTGCCCAAGGCGGTTACGCCCTTGGTGGTCTTGGTGCGCTGGCCGGTGGCGGCCAGGCTGGTTACAACCTGGGCGATTACTCTGACGGTGGCCGTCTGCTCAAAGGTCCTGGCGATGGTGTGTCTGACTCGATCCCGGCGACGATTGGCGACAAGCAACCCGCCCGTCTGGCCGATGGTGAGTTTGTGGTTCCGGCCCGCATCGTCTCTGAGCTGGGCAACGGTTCGACCGATGCCGGTGCCCGCAAACTCTACGCCATGATGGACCGTGTGCAGCGCGCCCGTGGCAAAACAACTGGCAAAGGCAAGGTGGCCAAAGACACCAGCGCCGACAAATACCTTCCCGCGTAAGGAGCCATCATGGCTGATCCGATCCTGCAACAGCAGCAAATTTCGCAGACCACAATCCCGGACTACGCTCGTCCGTACGTTGAGGATTTGCTTGGCCAGGCGCAGGCCCTGACCGACATTGGTCAGAACCCCTACATGCAGTACCAGGGCGATCGCACCGCCCAGTTCTCTCCTCTGCAACAGCAGTCGTACGAGAACGCCGCGCTGATGACCTCTGCGCCGCAGTTGCAAGATGCCACGGCTATGGCCGGTCTGGCAGGCTTGGGCGCGCTGAACACCCAGTACACGTTCCAGCCGTCGAGCTTCACCGGTGACGTGGCAAAGTCCATGATGTCGCCGTACATGCAGAACGTCACCGACGTTCAGATGCAGCAGGCCAAGCGCCAGGCCGACATTGCAGCGCAGACCCAGCAAGCCCAAGCCGCCCGCTCCGGTGCGTTTGGTGGTGGCCGCGATGCGGTCATGCGCTCCTTGGGCAACGCTGAGCTGCAACGCAACCTGGCCAACATCCAGGCCACAGGTCTGCAAAACGCCTACACGCAAGGCATGCAGCAGTTCAACACCCAGAACCAGCTCAACGCGCAGCAGCAACAGTTTGGCGCGGGCCTCGGCCTGCAAGGCCTTCAGACCGCCCTGCAAGGTGCGCAGCAGCTTGGCAACCTGGGCCAGACGCAGTACGCCCAGAACGTGGGCAACATCAACCTGCAAAACACCCTGGGCATGCAGCAACAGCAGCAGGCACAGAACATCCTCAACCAGCAGTATCAGGACTACCTGAACTACCAGAACTACCCGTACAAGCAGATTGGCTTTATGTCCGACCTGCTGCGCGGTCTGCCGCTTACGCAGCAGTCTTCGTCTGTGTACGGTACGCCGCCGTCTGCCACGTCGCAGCTCATTGGCTTGGGCACCGCAGGTTTGGGTCTGAGCAAGCTGGCCGGGTTGAAGAAGGGCGGCAAGGTTGACTCCGGCGGTGGCCTGGCCAAGCTGGCGTTCATGAAGATCACAGAAGGTGCAGCATGATGAACACAATGGGCGAAGTCGCAACCCTGACTGACAAGCTGGCGCTGATGCCGGACCAGATGCTGCCGCGCCTGGCGCAGCAGTACAAAAACGATGCCATCACGCTGAGCCTGATCCTGGGTGAGAAGAACCGCCGCGATCGTGTGCGCAACTCTGTCAAAGCGCAAGCTGGTGCGCAGCCGCAGCCTAGGGTCAACGAGCAGATCGTGGCCGGTATGCAGGCCCCCCTGCCCGAGCAGGTGGGTATCGGCGCGCTGCCTGCCCCAAATATGCAGCAGATGGCTGACGGCGGTATCGCCGGGATGCCGGAAGACGACAACTCGTCGTTGGTGTATCACAATGAGCCGGTCATGCGCATGGCCGAGGGTGGCGTGGCCCGCTACAACGGCAACAGTAGCTCCGTGGTCAACGAGAACCCGTTGGCTATTGGCACGTTCATCCGCAAGTGGCGTGAGAGCGGCCAGCCGCTCCTGCCTTACCTCGGTATTGACACCAAGCGCGCTGTCGATGAAGGTCTGTACGACACAACGCCGACCGGCCCGTCCCCCAGCAACGCCGAGATTGAGCAGTCGCTTGGCCTTGCAGCGCTCACCCCGGAAGGCAAGCCCGCGCCCAAGGCCGATGCTGCGGTGACCCCGACAGACTACACAGTTCTCAACAAACTTATGGGCGGCCCGCGCACTGGTGGTGTGGCCCCAATGAACCTGCAACAGCAGTACGCCAACATTCTCAAAGGCCAAAACTCCGAAGACCCGGCAGCCAAAGAACGCAAGGCGCTGCAAGAGCAGCTTGTGTCCTCTGCCGAGCAATCCAAGCGCGACATTGAGGCCGACCAAGCCAAGCGCGGTGACGTGTACAAAGGCCGCGAAGCGCGTCTGACCAAGCGCGAGCAAGAGCTGGAGAAATCCAAAGAGAGCAACACCGGTCTGGCGCTGTTGGAGGCTGGTCTGTCCATCATGTCCACCCCCGGTCATTGGGCACAAGCGATTGGCCAAGGTGCAAAAGCCGGTGTGGCTCGCTACGCCGAAGGCATCGACAAGCTGCGTGCTGCGCAGGAGCGCCTGGGCGAAGCCCGTGATCGCATGGAAGACCTCAAGATCAACCGTGACGACATGAACGCCCGCGATATTCGTCAGGCCAACGACGCGATCAACCGAGCCAAGATGGATGCCCAGAAGCTGAGTATTGATGCCATCATGGCCCGCGATAACGTCAACCGCGACACCGCCAAGTCGATCTTTGCCGCAACGGTGCAGCAAAATATTGCGGCCATGGAGACATCCAGCCGTGAGCGCATCGCGGCTATGCCGGGTGCAAATGAGCGGATTGCGCTGTTGCTGGGCGGTGGCAACTTGGAGAAAGGCCTGACCCGCCTGACCGACATCCAGGCGGGCAAGTTCAACCCGACGACGGCCTACACCGAGTACCTGAGCAAGCGCAAGGAAGGCGATACCGTGCTGTCTCCGCAAGAGTTTGTCACGCAGATTCGCTCGATCCAGGCACTGATGGCTGGCGCGCCTGCGGCCAGCAGCAAACCTACTGGAAAAATCTACGAGTAACTTGTAGAATTTTCTCTACGGCTCGGATTCGGTCCCGAGCCTTTCCAATGACCGACACAATTTGACGCCATGGCACAATACATCCCCCTCCCGGACGGCAACTCGTTGAAACTGCGTGAGGGGGAATCCCCCGAGCAAGGTTGGGAACGCGCCCAAGCAATGTACCCCCAAGCGTTTGGGGGCCGCAAAGACGAAGGCGTCAAACGCGACACCTCCGGGTTCAAAGCCGCAGCGTCGGCCTCTGCCTCCCGCCTCCAGGGCGAAGCTGCCCTGACAGCCGCCAAGATTGGCCTCATGGACCCGGCCAAGGCCGAGGAGTACTACAAGGCCAAGGAGGAAGAGGCCAAGGCCCGCTTCAAGCCCACCGAGGCTGGCTGGACCGAATCGCCGTTCCTCAAGTTCAAAGAGACCCTGGGCGGCTCCATGCCCTACATGGCAGCTCCGGCTGCCGCTGGTATCGCGGCTCTGGCCGCCCCAGTATCGGCCCCGGCGGCTGCTGCGTTGGGTGCCGCAGGCGCGTTTGGCGCAAGCGCGGCACAGTTCACGGGCACAAACATCGCCCGCCAGATGGACACGGGCAAGTCCCTGGAGCAGACCAGCGGTGCAGCCGCCTTCGGCGCTGCTGTGCCCCAAGCCCTGCTGGATACCGCCGCCATGGCGTTGATGCCCGGTATTGGCAAGCTGTTCGGTTCCGTGGGGGCCAAGCTGACCACTGAGCAGGCCAGGGCGATCGCCTCCCAGACGCTGGGCAAAACGCTCGCTGACTACGCCGCCAAGACCGGTACGGCTATGGGCCGTGAAGGTGTCACCGAAGCGACACAGCAGGCACTGGAGCGTCTACAAGCCGGGCTGTCCATCACTGACCCCGAGGCCCGCAAAGAGTACATCGACAGCTTCATCGGCGGCGCAGCCCTGGCAGGCGCTGGTGCACCCATTGGCCGCTACGTCGAGCGCGGGGCAGCCCAAGCCCAGGCGGCCAAGGCCGACAAAGAGGAGAAGGACAAGGCCCGTTTGCAGGCCCTGCTGCAACAGGAGCAAGACGCTGCCGCCGAGAAGGCCCGTCTGGCCAAGGAAGAAGCCGCAGCCGAGGCTGCCCGCAACACCCCTGAGTACGCCCTGAAGGTGGCCCAGGACTATGCCGCCGCTGAAAAGCGTGTGGCCGACCTGCAAACTCAGATTCGCCGTGGCACAAAGGAAAAGCCGCTGACCGAGGAAGACAAGGTGTACAACACCGAGCTTGGCCAGCAGATCAAAGAGGCTGCCGCTGAGCGCAAGGAACTGGCCATCGAGAAGAACCGCGTCACCCAGTCTGGTCTGTTGGCGCAGGCCCAACAAGCCCAGCAACGTGAGCAGATGTCGCCCACGGAGTACATGCTGGCGCAAACAGGCGAAGTACCAACCAGCCAAGCGGCCGCCGCCCCCGCCGATACTGCCCTGGAAGACTTCGGCCTTGCGTTCCAAGCGCCTGTCACCCAGACCGAGCAGCGCCAGCGTGAGGCCGCAGCGGCAGCCGCCAGGCCCACCCAGTACGCCGCCCAGCGCATGCAGCTTGCCCAGGACCAGGTGGCTGACCCCACCGGGGCGGACTATGTGGAGTACCTGCTGGCCGATCCCTACATGGCCAACCAAATTGTCGAGCAGCGCATCGAGCTGCCCGGCCTGTCCGTGGGTGAGAGTTCGCTGATCCGCAAGAGCCTGGCCAGCAAGCTCAAGGCCGAGGCCAAGACTGAACTGACCCAGCGCCAGGAAGAACTCAAAGGCGCAGCCGCCAAGCCGTTGCTGCCCAGCAACCCGATGGAACAGTTCCTGGCTGACCAGGACATGCTGGACGTGGCCCGCCAAGAGGGTATGACCGAGGCTGAGATTGCCCAGGTCGAGCGTCTGGCGCGCATGCAGCGCGACGTGGTGGAGCAAGGTGACCTGTTCGGTGAGCAGCGCACTGGCCAAGCCGCAGGCGTTCAACGTGTAGACGTTGGGGCCAAGCTCGACGAGCTTAACCGCCAGTTGCAGATTGCCTACGCCCAGCGCAACCTCCAGCGCGGTGGTCAGTACCGCGAGACCATTCGTGGCCTGATCGAGCAGATTCGTGACCTGCAAGAGCGCAGCGCCCTGCCCGAGGCAGGTGAGCTGGGCAAGCAATCGGCAGGCATCCAAGGCCAGTTGGGCCAGTTGCCCGAGAGCCTGGCGGCCAAGAGCGAGTCTGAGGCTGCTCGTGCTGACGCCCTCACCCGTATCGCCAACGGTGAGCAAGGCTTGCAGTTTGACATTGCAGACGGCATCGTCAACGAGATCAAAGCAGTTCGTGGCGACCTGCGCCCTGAGACTATCACCGAGATCGAGAACGAGGTCAAGGACATTGTGGCCCCGGTGGCCCGCTACGGTGCTAACCCGGACCTGCTGGCCGATGTGAACCAGCGCCTGGATCGTCTGAGCCTGAAATGGCGCAGCGGCACAGAGCGCGGGGCCACCTTCACCCGCGAGGCTGCTCCCACCGAGACCACCACCGAGGCCCTGCTGCGCCAGCTTGAGGAGGCGTTTGCCAACCCCAACCGTTATGACGCGCCCACCATGCAGACGCTTGAGCGCATCGCGGACAACCTCAACGCAGTAACAGCCGACCCTGAGCGCCGTGCCATGATCGGCGAGTGGCTTAACCGCGCCACAACTACCGGTCGCCCCAGCCCTGAGATGACTGCCGACGTGCGCGGCGAACTTGACCGTCTGGAGCAGGGCAAACTTTCTGAAACTGAACGAACCCCTGGCCGCCAGCGCGGCCTGTATGACATGGGCGCGGCTCCCACGGAGCGTAAAGCGGAGCAGCTTGAACTGCCCGAGCGGTTCATGCCCAAGGAAGTGGGCAAGCAGACCACCACCCAGGTTGTCGGCGGCAAAGCCGTACAGGTCGGGGAAGCCGGTCGTGAGAAGCCTGCCCGCAAGGCCACCACGTTCAGCACTGCCGCTGCGTTCCAGAAGTTCCTGGCCAGCGATGCGGTCAAGGCCCTGCGCCAAGCCATTGGCCTTTCATCGGACAACGCTGCGCGCCTGCACAAGCGCATGGAGACGTTCCGCACCAAGTACACCAACGTCCTGGCCAACGCCCGCAAGCAGGAAGAGGCACTGAAGGCCCGTCGTGACGAGCTGCTCAAACTGCGCGGTCAAGAAGAGCAAGCCGCCAAGCAAATTCTGGCTGACGCCCAAGCCGGGCTTGATGCGATCTACCGCCGCCTGGATGCGGAGCTGGCCGAGCTGCAAGCCGAGTACATCAGCGCCAACCTGCGCTTTGACCAGTCGGCCAGCATGGTCGAGGAAATCAGCCAGCAGATCGCTGACAACGTGGCCAAGTTCGAGAACAAAGACGCCGCCTACGTGGCTGCCGTCGAGCGCCTGGCCGCGCTCAAGGGCGATGCTGCCCGCACCACTGCCGCTATCCAGCAACGTCTGGAAGGCCAAGCGGCTGGCAAGGGTGCCAACATCCAGTCCCTGCTGGACACCCGTGAGAAGATCATCCAAGCGATTGCCGACGTTCGCAAGATCACAGACCGTGGCAACACGTCGATGCTGGCCTTCCTGCAAGCTGACATGGAGCTGCAACTGCGCTTGCAAGCTGCTGAGAAGCAGATGGACGCCGATGGCAAAGCCCTGCTCAACGCAGGCCTGGCGCTGGACGAGGCCGCCAAGACCCAAAAGCGCAGCCGCACCAACCAGAAGCAGATCAAGCAAGCACAGGCCAACATCGCTGCGGCGCTGGGCTTGACCAACACCGACCTGGCCGAGGTCACGCTCGACATCGACCAGCAGATCGAGGAAGTGGACAACTACCTGTCCACGGTGCGCAGCACTATCCAGACCGCCGAGGGCAAACTTGCGCCCAAGGAAGAGAAGCAGCAGTCGGCGTTTGAGAAGAAGCTGGCCGAGGTCAAGATCGAGCCGATGACCAAGGCTGAGCGTGATGCGGTCACTGCCCGTGACAAGGCCAAGCTCGACGCTTTCCAAGGCATGACTGCTCGCCTTGCCGCTATTCCTGGCACGCGCATCGACTTCTCCAAGCGCCAACAGATGCTGGAGGCGTTCAACGCCCATGAGGAGCAAGCGTCACTGCTTGCCCAGGACATCAAAGACGCTGAGACTGGCATCGAGGAGATGCAGATTGCCATCGGTATTGCCGAAGAGGCACTGGCCGACACCACAGCGGGCTATACCCAGACGCAGAAAGAGCAGTTCCAGGCTCGCATCGGGCAGGCCAAAGAGCGCATCGCCACGCTGCAAGACTACGTTAAGCGTCTTGAGGCCCAGCAAGAGAGCATGCAAAAGGCCTACGAGAAGGCTGTGCTGGCCACGTCCAGTGACCCGGAGATTTACCAGCAGGTCACCAAAGACCTGGACGCTCGTGTCGAGAAACTGCAAAAAGGCATCGCCGAGAACGAAGCGCGCATCGCCAAGGGCGAAGCCAAGAGCGGCAAGAAGGCTGAGCCGCAGACCATTGCACAGGCACGCAAACGCCTGGCCAAGTACAAGCGCGAACTTAAACGCGTTGAGGCGCTGCGTTCAAACCGTCTGGGCATTACACGCACCGACGTGCTCACTGGCGAGAAGCTGGCTGGCCAGCGCGGTAGAAAGTTGTCTGCTGAAGAGCAGATTCAAATTGACGAGGCGCAGCAACGCAAGGCCGAGTACGACAACCTGACCAACGAGATTGAAGCCCTCAAGGTCAAGAAGCAGAAGGCTGAAGCCGCAGGTAAGCCCAAGGCCCCTGCCATGATCCAGCAACGCATCAACGAGCTGGAGACCCAGCGCGCTGAGTTTGCCCCTCGTCCTGTTGGCAAAGTGTCGGCTGGCGCGCGCCAGCAAACCAGCGCTCCTGGCAAGCTGCGCACAGGTTCTGCCGAGTCCAGAGGCACGCAGGGCGTATCCACACA